GCCATAACATTTTCATCAAATTCAGAACCTCCTAAATTAACAAGGCTTCCGTCTTCCATAACACCAAAAGCTCTAGCTATCGCTTGATTAGCCTGGCTAAAGTAAGGCTTAGTAGTAACTTTACTTGCTGACAAAGCTTTGTCTAAATATGAAGCAGCTGTATTACCTGTTATATCATCACGATCTAATGCATCTTGTATTAAACGATTCTTCTCAGGCATAGTCAAAGAAGGATCAATCATGTTTTGATATAAATCCCAAGCAACTTCTTCATTATCTTTGACATACTTGTTAGATACTATGTCTTCCATTAATTGCTCAAACTGTGGGCCACTGATGTCTTCTGCTTTATATGCTTGCATCAAATTTTCTTTATGAATTACAGCACCATCTTGAATACCAACTTTTAATAAAGTAAACGTATCAAGCTGATTAGCTACAAGATCATCATCTTCTTTCTTTTCTTTTGCATCTAGCTCTTTGTTATAGTCAGCTAGATATTGATTCATTTCTGTATAAAGTTCATCTTTTAACTTGTCACTGATTTTGACACCATCAGGAATAAGCGCACTTAAATAAGCACGATTACGAATGAATTTATCAGGGTTTGTATAGAAATCTTGTAAAGCATCCCAACCAGCATTGTTATTTACTTCTTGTGTAAGTTGTTTACCAATAACTCCTGAGATATATTGCTCTTGCATTTCTATTTCAAAAGCCATAGCTTCATCAACAGACTGACCGTTCAATGTCACAATGTCATTAATCTTTGCTTCAAGCTTTTCGTACTGACGCATAACTTGAAAATCCATATCAGATATTTCAACTTCCATCTGTTCATCTAAAGGAGGATTCATTCCTCTCTCCAAGAACTCACCAGCTTGGTGTACAAAATCTTTTATATCTACATCTAGGTTTTTCTCAGCATCTGATATAGCTTGTGTCTTTATTCTTACTTGTTCAGCCTCGTAAGGTTTTTTTCCATACTCAGTTCTTTTATTGCCAATCATTGTTTGCAACAATTGTCTAGCACCTGACATAGAATCTAAACCCTCTGAGTTAAGCCAGACTTCTGCTTTCTTATCAAACTCAGTTACATATGCTTGGTAATCATCAGGGTTATTAATTTGTGCTTGATGAGCAGCTTCAATAATGTCTGCCTCCATACTGTCAAGATAGTTTTTTCTTGCCAAATCATTAGCTGCTTTTTGTTGTTTAGCTGCTGCACGATCATTTGCTATCATGTTTCTTGATAAAGCACCAGCCTGTTGACCAAAATTATCAAGTGTATTAGCAAGCGTTTCCCATACTTGAGCTGATGCTGTATCAGCTTGTTGTACTTGCCTAACTATTGTTCTTTGATATTCAGGTATTGCCATTATGAATTCCAAGTATTAGCTGCACCCATTACTCCACCAAGTATTGAGCCTCTAGCTTTAATCTTTCCCATTCTTATTGCTGCATCAGCAGAATTATTGAATGAACGAATTTGTTGTCTAGTGTTTATTAAATCTGCACCTTGATCTAACTGAAATGTTTCATATGACCTGGCAGCGACTGTGGTTGGTGATCCGACTGTAGAATCGATACCAGCACCAGCCCAATATGCTCTTTGTGCTGACATTGTTTTTCTTAACTTCACTAAACGCTCTAACTCTCTGTCTTTTGCTGCACTCTCAGCTTGTTCAGCTTGCTCTCTATATGCTCTTGCTCTGTCTTGTCCAGCCTGTTCATTAGCTTTTGCAGCTTGACTTGCTGCTGCTATTTGAACCATTGCTCCAATTGCTGCGCCCATTATCCTGTCACCTGTAATTCAACTGTTAAACCTAACAATGTCAAAGGCAGTGGATCAGTCTGTGTTACTGTGACTTGTGCTGTCTTTGAATAACCTAACACTGGTAAAGTTTTAATTCCTGTAAAAGCTTCTGGTGCTTGACCCAACACACTTGATCCAAAACTTTTGTTTGGAACAGCCTTTCCATTAATTTTTAACCCACTCGATTCATGCAATTGAGCAGATACTCTTGATATACGTCTTTTCTTTGTACTGACTGGGCCACTTTGTAAACCGATAGCTGAAGGCATAGTCTTTATAGTCACGTCATAATTTAAGCCAACCTCAATGTTTGTTGCTGCTCTGCTTAACGTGATAGATCCACTAGAAGGTGTAGCATTAGCCATAATTGCTGAGTCAGCTCTTACACGACATTCTTGACCGTTTAAATGAGCTAGTCCTGGTACTGTTGCTGATGCTGATTGTGTTACTTGCTTAGATGCGTCTGTGTAATGATTATTGTCTAAAGCTTCAACGTGATAAACCGTTGAGCTATTGATTGTTCTTTTAACGTACAAATAAACAACGTCTTCTACAACAGCAACGTCTAATATATCTCCAGCAGTTGTGTACTTTGTCCAAGCCATGACTTTTTCCGCGCGGTTAGTGATGAACACTCCTAAAGTTCCATCACCATTAACAACGTATAGATAATTACCTTCGTTATCAACATCTCCTGTCTGACTTGCCATAGCTACTGGCGAGTTAGTTATATGAGGGGCAAGCAAGTTCACCTCAGAGGAGACATAAGACGCTTCAGTGTATGTGAAGATAAATTCACGCACTTGCTTACCGTTCCTTTGTATAAACATGGTCGCACCGTCTACGTTAATAGGCTTGACCTTTTGTAAAACTCCAAACTTAGTTTGTCTTGATATACGTACACTCGAAGGTTTAATTGGTGACTCTGGAATATAGAACTCACCACCTGATGTAAATACTTGTAAGTGCCTACCTGATACGATGTGATGTATTGCGTTAACACTATCTGTATCAAGAGTAATGTCTAATGATTCATCATCACCACCAACACCTCTATCAAAATTGAAGAAATCACCAATAACGCTACCCCATAATGTTTGAGGTCTAGCAGTTGAATTACCCATCCACAATCTGGATTCATGGAATGTAACTGATTGTGGATAACCATGAGTAGCTGACCAAACAGGTTCTTCCAAACTAACGTCTGTGCCATCTAATGTATTGTTATTCGTAAACTCTTTTAATAGTTCACCAGTTAGCGTGTTCGCTCCAGTATTAACTGATTCAATTCTGATAACACCACTATTGCCTTCAAATATGCCACCTACATGATCAGATGTAATTTTGCCTGATGTGTTGCAAGTAACAGTCACGTCAGATCCTACAGAGTTCCAGTTAGCTCCTATAGCAAAGGTAGCACTGTCGTAGTCTGCGTTAAAGTCAAACGTAGGATAATATGGAAAAGTAATTGTTGAAAGAGTCCAGGTTGTATGAGAACCACCTCTTACTATTTTTCTAGGAGCGTGTGAATGATGACAAACAATAAGTGTGTCAGCTGATTGAGTAACACCTATCTCACCAATCTGTGTTGCGTTGTATGGAGTTGCTATGTAATCATTGCCAGAGCTGTTCAGATTCGTTTGTTTAACACCATCCTTATAAACATACATTTTTGCATTAGCGAAAACTAGCAAGTATGTCTGTGTGATATTAAACTCAAATGTAACAAAACGAACAGCAGTATCGGTAAGGGTATCGATGTATTTCATACCCCCTCTTCTTTTAACTCCACCTTGACCTAGGCAAATCACATTCTCTAATGTTTCCGCGCCTTTGTAATAGCCATCATAATCATGACGTGCTGCTAACCTAGGATCTAACTCTCCTGACGTAAATTGTGTTTGAGAGATGTTAACTCTTGCCATTTAGCCTCTAGCGTTAATGAGTGGTGAATTGCCAGCTGGAGCAGAAGATGGAGACATTTGAGAGTCTATTGTTTTACACTTAGCAAGTTGTTTCTCAGCTAATGATGCGTAATATTCTCCTTTTGTAGCACTTTCAGTAATAGGAATAGCAAACACAGACGCTAACCTGTACTCAAGCAATTCAGCAAAGTATGCTGGTAGTAATGACTCGTCTGGCTTGTATGTGTAATCAAGCACAATTGACGTGTTATCTGAATATAACTTACTACCATAAATTTGATATTTTTCGTTAGCATCATCAATGTGTTGAGCGACTAAAAAGTCAGCTGGTAGTTGATATGCGTATGCCCATTCGTTAACAGGTGTTGCTGTTAACCTGGACAATGTAGCTTTACTTGAAGCAAATCTCCAAGGGTGTAGTGTTAATAAGCTTTCATACGTAGGCTCATATAAGTTTGCAGCTACTAGAGCTGCTGTCGAATCATCAGTAAAAGATGATATAGTTTCCTCACCGATCAATAGCAACGCATTGGATGCTAGGTCGATGGATGTGTAGTTTTGTACTGCTGACATAGAGTAGAAAAGCCCCCGAAGGGGCTTAACTTATTTAGTCAGTATCAGTTGCTGTTACAACTAAAGCGTCATTAACGTCAACAGTAGTTCCGTCATTAGCAGATACTAGATAGAATCCACCAGCAAGCGTACCACCAGTTGAAGTGTTTGCCATAATCATATCGCCAACTTGTACATCACCAGCTACTCCATTGAAGTAACCAGCTGTGTCAACTGCTGCTGTTGCATCAGTAGTAGAGTAACCCCATAGTGTTGGGATTGCACTGTTAGCTGAAGTAGACATACGTGACCATTTACTTTTATCAAATGCCATTTATATACTCCTTATTCAGTGATTTCGACTTTAACAATACCCGCACTGTCAATAGTGACAGCACCAGCTTTGTATTTGCCTAAAGAAAGCCATGATGTTTTCTCAGGAATGTAGTTAACTTCCGTAGAAATATCAAGACCGATTGCACAACCAATAGATGACTTGTGGAAAGCGAAACAGTCACGAGTAGTACCTGACTTAGCAAGTCCACCTTCAGCACGAGTTTCCATCATGATGACGTTGAATCCCATGAACGTGTTGATTTCACCTGACATCAATGCACGTAGTGTCGCATAGTCTGATGATGTAGCTTTCTCTTCACCTAGCAAGTCTTCAATACCTTCAGCTGAAGTCAAAAGAATACGATCAGTTGCTGGAACTCCGTTATCATTTAACGTCTTAGAAGCTGTTGTAAGCTTAGCTACTGTAAGTCCAGTAGAACCATGAGCAATTGTTGAACCAGCTGAAAGAGCATCAACCACTAATTGGTCAGCTCTACGACCCATTGCACCAGCAATAGTTTCCGCAAGTTCTCTGCGCTCATCAAAGTTTACTTCTTGTGCATCAAATATGTCAGTGTACTCACCAGCTACCCAATTTTGTAGTGTGGCTGGCACTTTGGCATGTGTGATGTCCATTGGTGTTACGTCAGTCTGGCTTGCTTTTTGGTTAGCCAAACCTTTACCCATAGTACGGAAGTTGTAAGTATCACCCACAACTCCTGTGCGTAGACGCACTGCACCACGGAGTTTTCCAGCAGTCTGGAATGCGTGCTTTACTTCTGCATCAAACTGAGCTGAAGCTGCACTAGATAGATTGATAGACATTTGTCTTCTCCTAAATTAATAAAATTGTTCTTTCAATTCAGGTTTCCGAATTCGGGCTGAATCTAGCAATTTTTACAAGCTGCTTGACTTAGAATTCGGGTCTTGAAGACAAGAGTGTCCGTGGGTCTTATTTTAACATACAAAGTAAATTATTTTATTTAGTTTGTATTATGTTTAACATGAGCATCAGTTATCGATACAGACTCGAAACCACAGTCAGACAAAATGTGGTATGTGACTAACAATGAATGTTTATGTTCAAATTCTTCCATACTCATTGTGCCTAGCTTCGCATCTAACAAGATACGTTCAAGTGCATCGATAACTTCTGTCGTTCTACAAATCAACTTCTTATTTCGCTCTGTGGTTGTTTACCAAAATAATCTGCAAACTTTTGATCAACTTCTTTTCTAAACGATGGTGACTCTGCGTATCTCGGATCTGCAACTAATTCATACAATGCTTCTTTTGTTGTACTGTCAATTGCTTTAGCGGTACTTGGTGCTGCCACATCTGTCTCCCTGGACAAACTACGCATTTTTTCTAAAATACTAAATCCTTCAGCAGTTGTTGCTAAACCTTGTAATGTTATAAATTCAGATTCATCAAAGTTTGCTTTAGCCCAAGATGTAAAGTCATTGATACGTTGTGGCGCATCTTTGCCCATACGTTTGATTTCATCTTGTATGTCTGGTTGTGTTTCCATTAAACCATTAACATAAAGTGCCATAAGTTCTGTATGTTTCTCTTGTGATAATCCAGCTTCAGCAGCCCACTCATTAAAACTAACAAGCATAGGGTCATCATCAGCTATCTCACCTTCTATGCCTTCAGGAAGTTCTACTGTATATCCATCTTCTGGAGCGCCAGTGAATGCACCAAGTTTAGATTCTAGTCCAGCGTATGCTTTTGCTTGATCAGCAACAGTCTTGTATTTACTTGATTTAAACCATTCAGGAGCTTCACCCTCTCCTTTAACATCATCTGACATCATCCAACCTTCACTAACAACCTCAGTAGATTCAGTTGTCTCTGTTGTAGCTTCAGCTTCAGGTGCTACTTCCTGTTCGTTCAATATTGTTTCTTCACTCATTGTTGTCTCCTTGAGGTAAATAATCGCCACTCTCTCTACGTTTTATGGCATTTTGTATAGTGCGTATTACACTGTTTTGCCCCTCTCTGTAATAACCTTGTTCAGCTGACTGAGTAGGTATACAAACAGGGGCTTTGATATAACGCTCCTCCCAATGGTTTAGCACTTTTTTACCATCAGGAGTTTTAAATAGCCTGGCTATCATTGCGTCAAAGTCTTTATCCATCCATTTGCTCCATAGCTTGTTGAGCTAATTCAGGATTTTGAGCTGCTGCTTCTGCTGCTTGAGCCATTGCTGCTTCTTCTTGCATTTGTTGTTTCATTGCTTCACGTTCTTCTTTATCTCTTACAAGATCAGGATTAACACCAAGCAATTTAGCTATATGCTCTGGGAATGCTTCAAGGTCAAGACC